TGAACGCAGCCTCATCTATCAGTAATAAAGATACGGCGTAAGATCTACCTGCATCTGATGCGGCTGATGTAGCTACAATCTGAGAGTTATTAGCTAGTTTGAGTGATAATTTATTATCTGATATTGGTTTTGCATTACCCCTAAGCCAAGCTGGTAAGTTATTATACATAAACTGTACCTTCTCAACCATACCTTTAGCGGTTTCTTGTTTTGTTGCTATACAAAGTACTGTTTTGTCTTTGTTAAATAACATTGTCCATAATGCATATCCTGCTACTAGAGTAGAGATACCTAACTGGCGTGATTTATTTACAATAGAAAAACGATTTTGTCTAAATGCACCCAATGTTGCTTCCTGGAATGGGTATAAATGAAATAATACTCTACCTTTAACAGGGTGAGTAATATAGCAATATTTACGAAAAAAGTGTACGGGATCCATTGCACACTTTATGTATTCCTGTTTTATTATATCTTTTATGTTAGCTTGTTCAGCCATATTATATACTATTAGTTGTATATAAATATATAAAAAAAGCCTAACCTTACGGGGTTAAGCTTGCACCTATGGTCTAGATAGGCAGTCCTATGGTAGCAGGACGATTATTTTGCTGAAAGTATTATTAATCCGCCTAAAGCTACTGATAATACTATTTTAGTAAATGTTAAATTAGCTTTAAGTTTTTTATTTTGTTTGCGTAAATCTTCAACCCACATTCCTTGTATTTTGAACTTATCTTGTTCATTTTTGATACGCTCTTCATATACCAATCCTTTATGAGTGTGTTGATCAATAATACTATCCTTCAATACTACTTTTTGTTCAGTTAATGAAAGTTGTTCTTTAGTTAATTCAAGCATTGCTTTAACACTATCACATATTACTAAATCTTTAGCTACTCTTCTAGCAGTTGATGTAGACATTTTAACAGTAGTGTCTTGTGATTTAACAATCAATGGAAAACAAAATAATAAAATTAATAGGTATTTCATGGTTGTGGATATCTTGCTTTAAAAAATGAATCTAATTGTGATACTTGAAATGTATCTACTTTACTACTTACTTCGTGATAATATTTTTTAATGATAATAGTTTTTTCTTTAACACTATCAATTCTATTATCTACCGAATCTACTCTAGCACTATAAATAATAATGATGCTATCAATTTGTTCTTGATGTTTTGTTAATGCATTATTTGATTGAATAAGAGAATCAATAGATGCTCTATAATCAATGGGCATTGGTGGTTTTGGTGTGAAAAAATAAATCATTAAATACACCAATATTACTCCACCAGCAAAATATAATGCTTTTTTTGTAAAATTATTTTCTAATCCCGGCATAATATTGTAATTTTCTTAGTTCGTATTCTTTATTAAACGCTTCATCTAATGTATCTTCCTCTTCAGGTTCAACTTCAATTGGTTCGTATGCTTTACCTGTTTCTTTTTCAATTTTATTTTGAAGATATTTTGATCCTGCTACTAAAGCATTCATTTTATCTTCTAAAGATTGTTTAAGAGCAGTTAAACGAGGTATTTCACTACCTGATGTATCACTAATATCTCCAGCAACACCACCTTTTTTTCCACGTTTTGCTTTTAATATATTAGATTTAGTAGCACTTAAACGGTCATTTAAATCACTCCATTTCATCCAAGCATCATAATCTTCATCAGACATACTACTTGATGATGGAGTAGCTGGTTCTATTTCACCTGTTGTTGGTTCTTCTTCATCATTCATATCTTCAGACCCATCATCATTTGGTTCATTATCAAAATATTGAGCTAATGGATTACCACCACCAATAAACATAGCTTCAGGACCATCAATTGTTTCTGGTTGTTCTTCACCTGGTTCAGGTGTGGCTTCAACTTCACCACCAGTACCTAATTTAACTAATACACCTGCATCTAATAAACCATTAACAACAGCGTTTGCTATTTGTGGACGAACAAATCCAAATTGTGATTGTAATGCTGTTTTTTCAGCACCTGGATTTTCACGGAAAAAATCGATAATATCTGCCATTGATACGCCACTAATGCGTTTATTAGCATATTGAGATGCATCAAAATTTGGATCAGCTAATCTAAATCCTTTAGCAATACGAGCCATTTCTTCAATATCTCCTTCCTTTAATTTTTTACCTGCTGTATCTTCAATAGAAGATACATTTGGGTCTTTTTTAAGAGCATCTAATTCACTTGGATTTTTAAATGGGATGTTTTTCATACCAGTTTTGGTAATAACCATTGCTGTATTTTCAGCTAATACTTCTTCTATAGCTTCACGTACAATTCTACGTAATTGTTTTGCTTTCATTGATTTTAACGATTCGTTTGTGATATCCATAAATATTAATTTAATTGAGAAATAATGGTGTTTATGCGTTCTTCCGTAGAGCCAGATACTTTAATAAGTTTATTAGGTGGGTATTCAACTAGCATTTCTTTAATAACAAAATCAATTTGTTCACGATATTTTGCATCAACTGTGCGTACTCCATTATCTTCAATATCAACACCCTCAGGTGATACATAAATAATAACATCATATTCCTTACGAAGCGACATCAATATTTCCATAAATCGACGTTTTTCAAACCATTCAATTGATGTAGCTGATAATGTGAATGCAGTAACATCATATAATGTTCTATCAGTAATAATATTTTCCTGCATTAGTTCAATACTGCGTTCAGCGGCAAATACTAATTGACCTTTTAATGTAGAATCAGTATTTAAAGCAATACCCATATCACGAAGATATTTACTGCGTTCAGTTTGAATTGTATAATCTTTAAACATATCTATTTCACCTAGCGCTTTAGCTAGTGTAGATTTACCTACAGACATTGTACCTGTTAATCCTATTCTCATTTATTTTTATTGTTTATTTTTTTCATTTGACGTGCTGTTTTCTTTTCTTGTTGAGCATTTTCAGCACGTTGTTTAATTGCTTTTTCAGCACCTGCTTTATATTTAATATCAACACTAATTGGGCCTCTAGTTGTTATAGTAGGATCATAAATCCATGTTTCTATTGAAGTATCATCTTCAAAAACACGAGTAAACTTCTTATCTATTTTCATAACGTTAAATTAAGAAGAGGATCTTGACGATCCTCTAATTTTATACTCTAGCTCCTGCTGCTTTTCCAGCGGCTGTCTTATACCACGGGATACCATTTACATTTTTCTTTTTATCTAACCATTCATCTTTGGTGTGTTTAATACCAAATAAATAATATTCTGCTTGACGTTTATTACCTTGTGGAATAAATGCAGCTCCATCCCAATTGTGCATTTTTTTTACCCCATTTATATTAACGTAATGTGCAATTGTACCATCTACTGTTTTAATACGTTGTGTTTCAAGAGATCCTTTCATACGTTTTTATTGTAAAGGTACGAAAGATATTTTATTAATCCAAATCTTCTAATCCGGTATCATCTTTACGTAAATCACGCTCAATATCTCTCATTTCACCTATTGCCCATTGTTTTTGATCACGTGTTAATTCATCATTAATAGCATTTTCAACAAATGGAAAAAATTCTGCATCATCTAATTTATATAATGCTGCAAAGAATAATTCGCGGACACGAGCATCTTCAACATCACTTTCGTTGTATATTTTAGAGATAGCATCATATAGAAATTTACCAAAGCGTAAATCGTTTGGTTCATTAGATAATTTATCTACAGCACCTACGATAGTTTGGTTTTTTTCTTTATCAGGACCAAATCCTTCTGTGCCAACGATCTCATACAATCCTTTTACAATTTCATGTACAAGCATTGGAAAACATAAAGCACGAGCTTTAATAACGAATTGACCTGTTTCTTCATCAAATTCCATTTCACTTTCACCACCTTCCATTTTCTGACCTTGAGCTAATGCAGCTAACATCATTGCAATTGCATTTTCGTCATCATATATACCAAATACCATTTTAAGGATTTCGTTATATTTTTCTACTAATGCTGGGTTGATATCATCTAAATATTCTTTAAATAGCATAAAACCAAATGCTCCTCTAATTGAAGCTCCTTGTGTTATACCATTAATGATACGGCGTTTTGCTTGTAATTTTTCAGGATCGTCTTCACCAAAATCAGGTGATGTTGGATCTTCTTGGGGTGGTGGGGGTTGAATATTTATATCACCCATTCCAACTATCTTAGCATCAATTCTAATATTAGCATAGTCAATAATTGGATATGCATCTGTTACCATTTGAGCTGCTACCATTTCTAATTCATCGCGATATCCTTCTTCAGCATCAATTATATCATTTAATACTTCTTGAGATTTCATTAATGTTTGCATTAATGATTTATTCCCAATCATTGAACGTAATGATTCGCCAGATTTACCTTTTAAGGCAGTCATTGTTCTTGGTGAGAATATTTTCTCGTATTCTACTTCTGCTAAACGAGCCATTATTTTTTAGATTTAAAACGTTTAATTACTTGTTTTAACATTTCAGCTTCCTTCATAGTAGCTTTAGGTTGAGGTTTTACATTAGGATTTCCTAATGGGCGACGTGGTTCTTTCTTACCTGGTGTTTTTGCAGGGGGTTCTTTAACTCCTGGTGCAGTAGTTGGTTTGGCAGGTGCAGGAGCGTTTTCAGACATTTTCATTGTGTCTTTTAGCTGTATAATTTTCACTCCAGATTCTTTAGTTCTTAATTTTCTAGAAGCAGCTTGAGCTTCTTCTTTAGAACTATAAAATTCTTTAGTTAATGGATTTCCAGATTCAATACCTACTATTCTCCATTTACCTGCATTAGGGTTAGGAACTGTTTTCTCTTCGTTTAATTCTTGTTTAATTATTTTACGGATAGCTTCGCGTAGTTCTTGTTTAGTCATTTATTATAAATTTATAAATTTTTATTTTGCCCAAAGCATATAATTTGATTCTACTCGTTTAACATCCTCTGGATTTGATGGGTCCATTGCTTTTCCACTCATTTGTATATCTACTGGTTTAAAACCCATTTTTATTGCTTGTTTAATTCCTAATTCCCATGAAGCTATAGTATATAAACGATATGCTTTTAAAACAGTTTGAATATTTTTAATATCATCACTGCTCTTAACCCAGAATCCTGGATTTTCTTGTTTATATTGTTTTAATACATTTTCACTAAAACCAATACGATCCATTTGTTTGTTTCCTGAAAATCCTTTTGATATCATCCATTTAACATAGTTATTCCATTCAGCCATTTGTTTAACTGATAGGCCAGTACTATTAATTATTTTTGTTACTTCATTTCCTTGAATTCCAAGATCTAATATTTTATTACTATTTAGATCATGCATAAAAGCTGTTGGAAATTGAAATTGTGATGTGTAATAACCATTAATACCATCAACATCTGTACCAGTACGTTCAGATTTAGCAGTCATTGTTGTTTGACCTTTCAAATCTTGAACTATTGATTTTTGTGCTGAGCTAAGTTGAGGAGAGGCCATCAGTGCAGCTATTACTGCGGCTGATAGGCCTAACTTTTTAAGTGAATCCTTAATACCTTCGTCTAAGGTTTCATCTTGTAGTATTGCTAACGCTTTTTTATATTGTTCCTGTTCTTTTGGAGACAATTTTACTTCTAGTATGAGATCCATTAGTTTAATCATGCCAATAAATATTCAGCAACATAAATTCCATGCGCACCTGATACTGTAATACCACGAGCACTCAATGCATCTCCAACAAAGTGTACATTTGGATATTCATTTAATGATAAATTAGTGTAGTTTACTAGTGGTTCTGGTGATAGATATTTTACCTCGGGAATATACATACCCCAATCATTGCCAAATTTGAATATCTTATTCATTTGGTCAATAAAATTAGTAACATATTCAGCATATTCACCTAATACTTCATCAAAATGTTCCAGATCATCTATTTGATAAGATGATACTATAGCACCTTCTGATGTTTGGCCAGGTGTACGTGTTTTATTTGGTGAGTAATATAATCCAGTACCATCAACTTGTAATTGTTCTACTACATAACGTGACCACTTAAATGGATCTTCAATACCTTTAATTTCCATTAATATACCAAAATTGGTCATATCGTTTCGGAATTGTTCACCCTTTTTCGCATGGCCGTTGTACGTGACATCGCCGTACGTTTCCTCCACGGCCACGTAAGCGGCATTGTTATTAGTACAAAAGCTACGTAGAGAAACATTTTCGTATTTCTGATATAATTTGAAATCATATGATATGTCTATTAATTTCTGAAAATATTTTTGTGGTGCTTCAAATCGAACACCTATTTGAACCGATTTAGGTTCAGTTGGTAATTTATAGTCGTCTGATAGTTGTTGTGCAAAGTCAATACCTGATTTACCTACAGCGAATATTAGTTCGTCGTATTGTTTTGCTCTAAATGTTGTTTCTGTTGATTTTTGATATAATAATCCATTCTCACCAAAAATTATTTTTTTAACCTCAGCATTCCAAATGAAATGAACACCCTTATTAACTAAATATTGATACCAACGTTTTCCTATTTCATGTAAATAATCTGTACCTATGTGGTAGACGGGGAATAGGCGTAAGCCAAAGTATGGTTTAATAAAGTCTGGTTCAGCTTGTGGGTCTGAGTACATTATTTTAGATGGGTCTGGGTGGAAACGTTTCCACATTTCAATAGATTGATCCATTAAATTGTAGGCTTTCTCTTCACCACAATATTTTGATAATTGTCCTCCAATAGATGTATGATAAGTAAGTTTACCATCTGAGAAACCTCCAGCTCCTGCAAATCCTGTCATCACTTCTTCTGGTTTGCGAACATAAGGATCATTACCTTTATCTATAATGGTAATTAGTTCTCCTGGATAGTTGTTGTCTACTAGTTTAGTTGCAGCGTTTATGCCCGCTACACCGGCGCCTACGATTACGATTTTCTTTTGCATATTATTGAATATATAATTTTTATTTTGACAAACAAAGAGAGGGCGCACCCTTTAGGTGCGCCACAACTGCATAATATTAGTTATTAGTCGACAGGCTATGAATCTGTCTATATGTTATATACGTGGAAATATACTTTCAAACCTATTTTCAGGTATTGATGGTATTTCTGGTTCTGTTTCTATTGGTGTTTCAACTACTGGTGTTTCTTCAGATATTACAGGAGTTGGTTCTACAACTTCTGCAACTGGTTCAGGAGTAGATACTACTGGTTCTGGTGTTGGTTCTGCTTTTACAAATGTTGATTGTGTTTTAGCAATTTCAAGATGTTGTAGTTGTTGTACTGATTGTCTAAATTGTTGTTGTCTGAAATTCATAAATTTTTATTTTAGTATATTTGCTAATCTTTTTAAACGTTCTTGTAATTCTTGTTGTGGGTTTCTAACTATTTCATCGTATTGAGCCATAGTTAATGTTTTACCTGTTTCACTTAATGCAATAGCGTTTTCAGCTACGTTATGTAAATCCATATCGGTTTTAGCGTCTTCGCGAGCGTATTCTAATAGGCGTATGAATAAAGGTACGTCTACTGTTATTTTGTCTGTTGGGTTAAATTGTGTCATCATATATCTAATTGTGGGTATGAATTTGATTTGGATTGAGTAGATATAAAAGATATAGTACCATCACTTGCTGCTTTTACTAGTTCCTCAGAAGTATATAATTCATAATCAGATGTAATTTTTGATATAAGCATATAATAATCATTTTCTTTATACGCTTTTACATAATTATCTATATACTTTTTAAATAAAACATTTTTAATACTTTCTATATCAGATATATCTTCGTTTTTTAATTTTATATTATTACCCGCATTTGGATAAAGTTTATTTAATTCATCATTAATAAAATTTAAGCTATTTGGATCCTGTTTGGTAATTTGGCTTATATAAAATGCAAGAGAAGAACTTTTAGGCCCTAATTTTATATTAGGGTACTTATTATTAAAATCTTGATATAATGAGCTAATATCGCCTGATCTTCCTGTTCCTGTTCCTGGGAATCTAGCTCCAGATCCTTTAAGTTCTATTGTTTTACCATTTATTTCAATATCTCCTATTTTTTGTTTTTTAGCATCAAAAAATAAAGCTAAAGCTATTTCTCCAATACCTAATGCTTTATTTCCTTCACTAGGAGTATAAGTCATTATTCGTTTAATAAAACCTTCAGGAAAATCAGTTTTGGTTTTTATTATATCATATAAATTACCACTTGTACCTAAATCACTTAAAGATAATAATTGGTTTGATTTTAAATAATCCTTTAATTCATCTGTTATTTCATATTTTGAAGCTAATAATGAAATGTATTCTGTTATTTCTTCATTAAAACCTTTAGCTTTTAATTCCTTTTCTAAAGTATCTTCTACTTCATCTTCTATTTTATCTTCTTTTTTATTTAATTTTTGAAGATATTTTAGTACTTTTTCTTTTGTATTAACATTATCAATATTAGTCAATACATTTAAAATATCATCATCAATATCTTCCTTTAAATAAGGTTTTAATATTTCAAATAAAATTTTAACTTTATCAGGATCATTTAAATCAACGATTCCATCTGGACATTTGTATGACCATTCAAGTAGTATATTGTCTATAACTTTCATATTATTTTTCTTCTGCTGGTGGTGTTTCTTCTGCGGGTGCTGCTTCACCTTCAGCTGGTGGTGTTTCGCCTGCTGGTGGAGCCGTTTCAGCTGCTCCAGCTGCTGCTAAATCAGGGCCTAATTCAGCTCCTGATACTGCTGGTGATTCAGTTGGTGTTGATCCTCCACCTTCAGCTCCTTCTTTAGGTGCGTAATTTAATTCTAATAAATCAGCTATACCTTGTGAAGCACGCTCTAATTCACCTAAATTAAGTGGATCATATTTTTTACCTGCTACTTTAATTTGGAAATTATCTTTACCTAGATATTTAATACTAAAATCTTGGCCATTGGTTAGGTCAACTTTGAATGTTGTTGGTTTAGGTGCAACTATATTAATACCATTAACGTAACGACCAAAAGCAGGAGACATCAAGTCTTCCATTAGCTTTTTTAGTCCAGGGAAGCGATATACCATGTACATCGCTTTTTCTGCTTTTCGCTGTTGTTCTTCTTGTTCTTTAAGAGCTTTCTTAACAGCTACCTTAATATATTTTTCTAATAATAGTTGTTTATTCATATTCTTCAGCTTCTTTTTCAGTCATATATTCAGTTACACTATGAATATAATCTGATGCTAATGTAATGTATGCTGAAACCCAACCTGGCAGATCTTCTCCTGGTTCGATCATTTGGTATAATTTTGCTCCGTTCATGAGCATATCGCGTAATTCTCCTTTAGCCATTGATGCTTCGTGATCTTCGTTTTCTTTAATATTTTTAGCTATAGCTTTACGGCGATTAGCAAGGTATTTATCTGTTTTATCTACTTTACCATCATTGTTGATATCATCATCTTCTTTTCCTACAGGATCCATCTTTTCAGACATTGATTTATTAATAAAATCATCAGAAACAGCAAATACCTGTACAGTACCATTTTCTAAATCTGATACTTCAATATCTTCAATGTTATATTTTGCTTGTAATTCTTCAGCAACTTTATTAGCTATTGCCATAGCCTTAGCTGCTCCTTCTTCTCTTTGTTGACCAGAAGATGTTTTTGAACCTAAAGCCATTAAAGCACCTCCTGCTCCTACTGGATATTTAATATTCACAGTTAAGAAGTTAGGATGAATTGAATTTTTAGATATTTTAGGTTTAAAATATTCTGTAGTTTCTGCTAATAATTCAGCTAATTTAATCATTGTTATTTCTTTATGACTTTTTTAAGAATAGCACCAGCTACTTTTTTACCAGCTTCTTCTGAACCATATTTTTTAGCTGCTGATTTTTCAATCTTAGCAAATCCAGGACCTTTCTTACCAATATCAGTACCTTTCTTAAAGCGAGCTTCATTCATTTCTTCTTCTTTTTCTTCACCCATCATTTTTGGCTTTTTTTTCTTTTCAGGTGTAAGACCCATCATTTCTTTGATTTTATTTTTCTCATCAGAAATTTTTTCTTTAAGCTCAGCAATTTTTTCATCAACTTCTTTTTCTAATTCAACACCACGCTCTTTAAGAGCATTTAATTCTTTAGCGAAATGAGCTAAATTAGCAAATTCAACTTCAGTTGATGCTGTTTTTTCAGCAAATTTAGCAGCTTGTAATTCATCTTTATATTGTTCAAGAGCAGCTAATTCTTTTTTAAGATCTACCAATTTACCATCGCTTTTAGGAGCTTTCTCTTCTTTTTTTGGCGTTTTTTTGGCTTCTTTTTCTTTATTGTCTTTAGCTTCAGCTATAATGCTGCGTACAAATAAGCGTAATGCGTAGTTATTCATTGTTTTTTATGTTTATATATATAAATATTATTGATTTCTGGTTTCAGCTATATGTTTTTTTAGTAATGATTTTACCTCATCAATATGTTGTGGATTATGATGTAAATATTCACGTACAATGTAATTTTGGGCTTCAGCTAAGTTACGTTGACGTAGTGCTTGCATTAATTCAGCGGGTGAATTCATTGGTACCATTACATTACCTTGAGCATTAGGAAATAATACATAATTTCTATTACCTGGTTGTATATTGATAGATGCTATTATAGATTGGTTTGTTAAACGAATAAAATATATTTTGCTAGAACCAACTTCAATAACTCTACCTACGCGACCCGCTGCTCCTAATTGATTATTACGACGAGCAGCACCTCTATCACCATTTGGATTAACACGAACACCAGTTGTTACATTTAATCTTCTATAATCAGCACGTGGTAAGCGCATAAATGCAGTTAGTAATCCTGTTTCATCCATTATTTCCCCTACATTTAAATCTCCACCTGCATCTACGGCTGGTGCAGCGGCACGTGGGGCATTAGGTTGACCTGGTGGTCTACCTCTACCACGTAATGGTGCTGCTACTGCTTGTCCAGCACCAAATTGTGCTGTAGGTGTAGCTTGATCTGGTGTGGCACCTAATAATTGACGAGCCATTGCTGATGGTATATTAGCTTTAACTAATTTACCTGATGATGATAGTCTAAGAGATTCTCTTGGATTAGCTTTATTTACTAAAAAATATAAATTTCCGTTTATTGCTGGTGCGTAGCGATCTGTTGATGTAAATGGAGGTTGAGATTTGAAAAAAGATTTTTTAGCATCAGTATTACCATAAGTACTTTTCCATGCTCTTATTAATTGCTCACTATCATATACCTTATTTTCATTTCTCATCCAACTAAAGTAAGCACGCCATGCCCCTTCATCCATAGGATCATTATTATCTTTACTTGTCCATCCTCCTCTTCGTCCAAAATTATATAACGTATCAAAAAGATTAAGATATGGATTTATATTCTTTGTAAAGATAGAATATTGACTTACACCATCAGGGATTAATATAATATTTTCATTACTGCCATTGTCTGTAAATTTTCTTTTATCATATGGAGTCGCATTAACAATAGATACAAATGCATCTTTATCAATAGTTGAAGGAATATTATTATTTTCTATTATTGATGATTTAATAATATTAACTACACCTTGTTGGAAAGCAGTATTATCTTTTTCTTCACCTAAAGCTGTTTGTACTTCTTCATCATTAAATGGTACTTTATTTATATTACCATCTTTTATTTTATATGATGAAAATGAATTAGCATCAACTAATATTTCACCATCTTCTACTTTTTTAATTATAATAGCTGAATTTTCTTCTGATTTGGCTTTTTCAATAACTTTAGCAAGGAATTCTTTATTTACAATACCATCCGTAGCTAATTTAAGTAAACGATTAAATGGTAATTCATCTAATTTAGGATAATCAAGTAAATATTTTGATGTACGTTGATTTAATTTGATGTTTGGATAATCATCTTCTGCTGTATATACACCTACAGATATTTCATCTTCAAATTTTAATTTAACAATAGCATTACCATCTTTAGTAACATATAATCTTTCATTAGATGGTATATTCCATTTATCTACCATTACTAATAATTTTTTCACAGCAAATGGAACAGCTTCAGAGGATAGGAGGTCAATTTTAACTTTATCCCTCATGTTAGCTATAACAGATCTTGTATCTTGATTAGAAAACTTATCTAAATGTTTTACTAAAATTTCATTAGATATAATACCAGCGTTAGTTGAAATGAATGTAGCTAATTGTGGGTATGAAGGAAGGTACTTTGAGACAAATTCATCTGTACTAACATCTTTAAATAGTTCTTTACCTTTTCTAACAACTAAATATTGTTCTTTAACAGAATAAGGAAATTTGATAAATTCCCTAATAGGAATAGCACTATTTTTATAGGACTGATTCATTTTTTCCGCAGACGATAGAGGAATATACTTAAATGTACTTCTTAATCCTCTAATTGATGGGAAATTTTGCTCAACAAATGACCATGGTTCCCATCTTTCCCATTCTGTACCTTCACCACCAACATCATTATTTGATCTATCTGATACTTTATATGTGTTATCACTGCCTACTACAACAACAAAGAAACTTTTACGATCACTATCAGATAAATTATTATCTTTTACCAAATAAAATGTTGGATTTTTTCTGCTAGCATCATAGCGATAATTACCAAATGATCCTTTAGTAATACACCATTGTTCACCTCTACCATAAGTTAAACAGTTTCCTTCTTTAGAACCATTGTATATAACTAAACCATCCTGATTATAAACAACATCTGGAGTAGTTTCTATTTCTTCAGGAACTTCAGCACCTTTAGTAGAGGTAACTAATCTAATTAATTTAGATACAGTCCAATAATCACTGTTTAAATCTTTATTAGTAATCTTAGGTGAATTTTTTAATGTATCAAAACGATCAATGTATGCTCTTAATTGAGGTTCTGATATAGCAATATTCAAATCGTCTGCTTCTTCACTAAATTTCTTAATAAATGCTTTAATAGCATTTTCGCTATAAGCTTCATTTAGTTCATTTGTCCAGTTATGTACTACGTGTAGTATAAATTTATCTATTGCTCTCATATTTTACCATTTTCTACAAGACCAATAATTTGCTTTCCAACGTGGTCCTGGATTATCACAGTGATGTCTTTTGCGGTATGCGCTACGGCGTTTTGGGTTTTTAGCTTTAATCACCATACGTTTACCGTGTGCTGATTTTCCGCCAAATCCAAAATTAACCTTTACAACTTTACCTTTGTTATTTTTAACGTATACTTTAAATTTCTTAATATCACCTTGCATTGGTTTACCCAATTGAACATTACGACCATGATATTCAGCTTCCATTACACAATCACATGATGCTTCAGCTAAGAATGTTTTATATTCCTTCATAAATTTAATAAAATCTTTCACCTCATATAAATTATCTTCATTAACATCATATTCATCAATATCATCTTCTCCAATAAAAAATGCTTCATCGATTTCACTATCTAAACGCTTGATAATACCTGTTTTTAAATCTGCTTCAAAGTTACCTTTATATTCTACTGGTTCACCATCATCGTATTTTACTACTACGTGGCCTGGGTATTGTAGGTAATTTGCATCAATAACTTGAAGTCTATTTCCGTTTTTATCTATATAATAATCTATTTCATTTTCATTCAAATTATACTTAGTTAAAGCATCCATTGCTATATCAGATTGAGTGTTAAACATATCTAATACTCCCTCTGGTTTAATTTTTATATTACTATTGCTGAGATTTAATAATCCATCTTTTGCTATTCTCATTAATAATCTCAACTGAAAGGCATGAGGGTAATTAGCAACATCTTCCATAACATCAGCCATGGTTGTTCCTTCTGATGGTATTTCATTTATATAGTCTTGGATTACTTCTTGTTCATTAGAGAATGATGATGGTTCTTCACTTTGAAAATCATCTTCGTTTAATAAATTTAATAATTTAATCATTTATTAAGTTTTACTTTAGCTTTTTTAGTATTAGATACAAATTGTTTATTTGATGCTACTTTTTTCTTTGATGTAGCAGCACGTTCTGCTTTAGTCAGTGAATTTGCTTTAGCACGAGGTAAACAACGAGTTGTTTTATGTCCTTTTTTCATTGTACCACATGGGCCAGTTATATTACCTGCTGTGTCAATACGAACCCAATCTTCTTTTTTAAACCAATCACGAAGTGATTCATTTAAACTATTATCATATCCGCATTTATGACAAATATAAGGATCTTTTCCTCCATCTTTTAATTTCCATTCCCATCCACATTTTTCACATTCAATAGTTTTATTATCTTCTTTCATTAAACCTTTACATACTTTAACTGCACGACCAGAAAGATAAGCTGATGGTTTTTCTCCAGCAGCTCTACGACGATTATAGTAAGCTCTGCCTTTTTTACAAAGTTTTTCAGTTAATATTTCGTCTAATATTTCGGTTAGTTTAATCATTATTTATTTTTAGGAACCCACCAAATACAAACATATTTAGTTGGTTCAGTTGGTATTTTACCATTACCGTTCCAATCAATATAGTATTGACCTTCACATAATTGAGTTTCTTTATTCCATTTAGCACAATTAGCACACATTGCACCACCTTCAGGTACCCGTTTAGCTGGTTTAAAGCCATCAGGAAACTGTAGTGGTTCATCACCTTTCTTTTCTAGTAAGTCTGTTAATTTAATCATTATTTTTTATATAATACACCACCTATTGTTGTTGCTTCTACCAATAAGCGATTTGTTTCTTCTAATAAAAGGTGGGTTGGTTCCTTAACAAAATCTAACCCCAATATACCAATAAACTTACCATCAATTGTTTTAATAGCAAATTGATATGTACTCTTACATCCACTCACTTCAGCTATATACTCTAAACCATATGTGTTTAAAGCATTATTTCCAAAATCTGGAACAGCAATAACATTGTGTTCTAGTAAATGGTTTATAGATTTACTAAGTAGACTAATAGGAATGTTTTGAAAATTTTGTTGTGCTGATGTTGTACCTTGAGATACAGTTTCATAGAACATACTAAATTTCTGTATTGACTTTCCTGTTGGATAAAATGTACCACCATTGTGGAATTGTGTTATCCATACTCTATCTGCTCCTGTTTGGTCTTTAATCTCTTCTACCTTATTAGCTACAAGAGAATTATTAGCTATCGCATCTCTTAATACATCTAGCTTACCTTTTTCCGTTTTCATTTTTACTATATGAACCGCTATAGGCCCTACGATAGCTGTAAAAACGGACGAAACAATTGCGACAGTTAAATCTACAGACATACTTGACTTTTTAACGGTAACGGTAATGATGTCTATAAATATTATTCATTTATAGCGTCTTTAAGTTTCTGTATATATTCTTGTATATCCTTTATTAATTGATTATTATTACCTTTACCTTTCCATTCTTCAATATCACCTGCTTCAGTAACAAATGATTCACCAGAGGTATCCATAAGTAAACCTAATAAGGCCCCTTCCATTTCTTTAATATGGTATTTGATACCTTGTGTTATTATATCTTTAGCGTATTCATCAAACTTACCTTTAGATTTTAATTTAGTTTCATATTCAAATACACAATCTGAGCATTTTTGATGAATTGAAAACATATACTTGTCAATATGTCCTTTATTCATTGGTTTATTACAATTAGGGCATACAATAGGTGTGAATATTTTTTTCTTAATAGCGTCAAGACGTGTAACAGTCTGCTTCAAGCCATTTTTAATGGTCCATTTTTTGCCACGTTCTTCCCAAACGTCACCCTCCTTGTGCTCAACATAATCCGCAGTGTATCCAACCTGTACTCCAGTTCTATCACCTGATTTTTTAGTAATGATATTACGCATACGTTGTACGTCGCGCGTACGAAATTCTTTCTTTAAAAGATTATCACTCATAACTTAATTTTATTTATTGATATATTTCTTCGTTTTGTTTACCAAATTTTCTTAGCAATACACCTGCTTGTGCATTTGCTTCATTTTCAATGTCACTACCAGTTTCACCACTATTATAATCGATTCTACCATCTTCAGCTTGCTTACGATGTACTAATTCATGTGCTAATGTACGTAACAAATCGGCCATGTTACGATTTTTAACATATAACCATATTTTATCATTATTAGGATCAAATGAACCAAATGAATGCATTGATTTAGCAGCATTATTATCTCTTGATAATGTAAGAGATGTTGGTGGTTTTTGTATTTCTAATTCTTTAATAGCAAATCCAATAAATTTCTTTAATAATTGTTTATCATTACCTGTATTTAAGCCTTCATTCATTGGTTCAGGTAATGTTTTATCTTGTAAATTTAATGTTGCTTGTAATACAGTTGGTATTGAACCTAAAGCTCTAAACAAAGATAGTATTACTTCACCACCTACTAAATAATATTTTCCTTCACCATAACATAATACAAGTGGTAATGGTAGATCTTCTTTTTTCTTAATATGATCAATATATGGTCTTGGATTAATACCTAATTTCAAAGCATGAGCAATAGCATCCTCTAATGTTTTCATGCTATATGATTTAGTATTTTCCATTTCTTTCCATATATCATCACTTAACACTACCTCTCTTCCACCATTAAAAGCATATTCCATATCATCAATCGGTAAATTAAATACAGCTGCTGCTTTTTCTATTTTAACACGGTTTTGTGTTATATAATTTTGATAATCATCCTGTTCAAATTCAATTGGAGGTGATTCTTGTAGTGGTTGTTCACCCTCAGGAGGAGTTGTTTCTGTTGGGGTTTCAGTAGGAGGTGTTTCAGCTGGTGTTTCTTCTTTGGGTTTTTCATTTAATGCTTGTAAAAATTCATCTACCGATACACCATCAGGAAGAGATTTTGCTATTTCATCTTCATTTTTTTGAATTAAAGCCATGCGTAAATTAGTTGCACTAATACCCTCAATTTCACCAGCATCAAATACTTTTACATTAGGGAACTTTTCAATATTTTTATAGCGACTTATTTCACCCTTACCAAATGCTACACGAAACTCAGTATCAGGATTTTCTTCAACAACATCATATACTTCTCCAACAGGTGTTGGTGATGATGAAACTTTAATTTCAACCGAACCATCAAATAAACCTTTATCCTTATATAAATTCCAAACAGCAACACTTTCATCAGAAGTAATACCTTCACGTGTTTTTGGTGATACAAGTACTACTACTTGATCAGATCCTTTTAATAGTTTATTTACTACATCAACGTGACCTTTATGTGGTGGTTTAAATGCTCCTGGGAATAATGCTACTGTTGGTTGATCTTCTGCTTCTAATATTAAACTGGCTAGATATCTACCTAGATTAGTTTCGCTTAATGTTGTATTCACCTTATCTAATGATTTTTGTTTGTTATCGCCTTTGGCTGTACCTACTTCACCACTTTTAATGGATACCATAGAATTAAATATACCTTTAACACGATTTTTAGAACGAATATTTTTTAATTTAGATGATATATCGCTTAATAGTTCTTCAAAAGTACCATCTATTTTATAATTAGCAAATAATTTTTTAATATTAGACCAATCACTAGTTTTCCATACATCGGTTCTATCAGTTTCTTTAAAATTGTCTAATGTTACAATACGTAATGTTAATCCACTGCTAGATAAATTAAATTCATATTCTTGATTAGGTTCAAGTGCAGGAATATTTTTAATACCCATACGAGCAAATATATCTTTTGGATCTTCTTCTAAACACGCTACCTTAGCTAATCCTAATAGTAGTCCTTGTATTTCAGCAGGATAGTCTAAAAATTCTTTTTTAAATTCAGCTTCCTTATCGCTTATAGAAATAATATTATCTATTTGAACAAAATTGCCAGGCATACCCGTTATTGGGTATAATATAGTAATAATTTCACCTGTGTTAAGGAATTTTTTACCTTTATATTTGTCGCTCTTAAAAGGTACTATTACATCATCTGGTAAAGAAGATACATATTTTGCTAATTCTAATTTAATATTTTTCTTGTCTTCACTATCTAAATGAACAATCAAATCAATATCGCCAAAATCTGATTTAGTACCTGTATTGTATGAGCCTGATACTTTAGCTCCTTTAAATGAAGGAAATTTAGATAATACTTTTTGTATATATTCTTGAACTGTTTTTTCAACAGCTGCTCTAGGTATTCTATTTCCGCCTGCTGATCCTGACATTATGCTTCTTTTTTATATTGTACTAAATTAGATGTATCAGGTAAAAATTTACCCTTTAATCCCAATCTATCTTGATTGTCAATCCAGTATTGCTGTAAATTATCTGGTATGTCGGCTCGTGTTGAGTCTAATATTTTAAGATATCTGTCTATAATACTGTTATATTCTTCAGTAGATAGATTTTTTTTCATAAAATCCTCTAACTTAAAGTAATCATCTAATATATCTTGAGTTAATTTAAATCCATATAACTTATTTAACAATACAATAGCTTCTTCGGGTGTTGATGCTTCTCGTTTACCTGTATCTTTATCAACAACACCTGTACTATGACCAAATGTTTTACCTTTATTAGCAAATAAAGCTAACATTAACTGTGTACGGTGTAATCCTTTAACATTACCTGAGTAAGTGTGTGAGTAATAACTAAAACGCAGCCATCCAGGGTTACCTATATTAATATCGGTTTGTACCGCTTTGCCTAATTTATTACCTGATGGATCATATTGTGGTATAGCGCAGAATATAGAACCGGAACCTGATGATTTATCATCTACTTCAACATCTGGTAGAGCATTATTGGTTTTTTCAGCTATTAATACAATCATAGCTCGTAATTGTATCTTTTCAGGAGATGCGTTTCTAGCGCGTTTTGTAAATTGAGCTACTAATTCGTTATATTTTTGTTCATCTACGCCCCATCCCTTAAAATCAGGTGTCTTACCATCAGGAAATATATTTTTAATGTCATATGATAAATCTATATCGCCAGATACATCTTTTTTACCAGCCGATCCTAATTTTTCAAATGATTTGAATGTTGATGCTTTGGCCGGGAATATTTTAGATAATTGACCTACAAATGTTTCAACAGTAGGTTCAATATTAGCCTTTTCAATAGAGGTGGTGGTACCGAATACGTTACCACCCTCCATTAATATTTGCTTAACGATGCTAATTAATTTAATCATATACAGTCTAATATATCCATAAATATTAGCTTGTTGCTATTTTAATACTGATCGGTAATAATTCTGTATACGGTTTAAAATCGGGATTTTCCATTTTATATATTTCGTATATATTTTTAAACATAGTGAAATTTTCTAAAATCTTGCTATATTCCTTTAGTTCCCAACCCTTACCTTGAATTTTACCTTCTTTACCAGTGGTGCGCGTAGATGCTTTTAACCATAATACTCCTGTTCTTTCAATAGGATCTGTATGTGTTTCGTTCCAAGCCATAGCGTAAGCGGATAATTGTAAGCCATAGCTGGTATGTAATGAATTAGAGGTTTTAATATCTAATAGCCATAATTTACCATCAATTTTAACAATTAAATCGGCTGTACCAGCATATTCATGTACATCTGAAAATAAATGATATTCGGTTGATATTAATTCTGGTTTATGGGTGTTCCAAAAATCAGCAAATTTCAATATCATCTTCCAAACATCTAAATTGTATTGTGCTTTACCGTATTCATCAATCCATTGTATTTCTTCACCATTAAGGAAAGACTCAATAGCATTGTGAACTGCTGTACCTTCAGCAGCTGCTTTAGAAGCAATGATATCGGCATTATGACCAACATCTTTTAACCAACTATGGAAGAATTGGTTTTTAGGAAAATAATTTAATACTGATGTTACTGATGGGTAATACTTAGCATCTCTGCGGTAAAACCTAGAATCCAAAATATTAACTTGTTTGTCACCTTCTTTGTATTCTACAAGGCGTTTGATTTTTGGATCTTTAATGATGTTTACATTTTTTTCAATCATAATTGGAGTTTTTTAGTCAATAGAGACTGAAATGTAAGCGGTTCAGTATTTTCAATAATGTTTAAAAACCGCTCAAATCCAATTTCATTAGCATCTTTACCATCTAATTCTACTAAATAAACTTCTTTACCATATGACATCAATTCTTCACAATATTTAAAAGCATTTTTAATAGCATCAGGGTCAAGAGCAATATAGATTCTATTGACTGATGAACGAACTAATTTTTTCATTAGTTTTTCGTGAATAATTTTCCCAAATAAGGGGATTACGTTGCGTTTAATTGTTAGTGCATCAAATATACCTTCAACAAGTATAATTGGTGCATCCCAATTTATATATAACTCCCAACCAATAGCCGATTTAGCATCAGCGGGAGGATTTTTATATTTTGTAGGTCCATCTTTATAGGCGCGTGCTATAAAATAGTTTATTAATCCATTTTCATCATATGATGGAATAATGACACGTTCTTTATATGGTCCATCATTACAGAAACCAATATTATATTTTATAATATCGTCAGGTGTTATACCACGCTTACGTAAAAACTTAATAGCGTGTTTTGATTCAATAGTAGTAATTCTATTTTCAACAATATCTGTTAATGATATAAATTCTTTAGGTAGTTCAAGTATCGTAGATACATGCTTATGTTCTTTACCAGGTGCAATAATCATGTTTAGCTCCGTTAATTTATTAGACGGCGCTTTCATGTTTTTAAGGAGAGATCTAATGGTTTTACCTTTTGCTTCACACACCCAACAATGCCAAGGATTCTCGCTTTTTGCGTTTGTTATGCAGTTGATTTCGAGTTTATTCTTGTGGTGAGTACAAAATGGACATTTAAATGAATAATTGCCCCGACTAGTTTTGTTACTAGTACCTAGCACAGATTCCAGTAAAATTAGAAGAGCAGCATTTTCCATAACCACAAATATAATAAATTACTCTGCCGTAGCAAAATCTTTTCTATAAAACTTACCTAATATATTATCATTGTAACTATCAGTAAATAATACTGAGTATGATATTTGGTATTGTATTTCGTAGTATGTAAGTTGTTTTTTAGTAGGGCAAAACTTTATTATTTCGCGTTCGAATTTATCTTTACCTAGCGATTTAATATCAGCTAGTAATTCTTTAGATGAACCCCAATAATTACGCCATCCGCTGTCGACTTGTTCAACTTTGGTAGTTGAGCGACGGCCCGGGCCTGTTTGTTCAGCTAATTCTTTTTTAGTAAGTTTTTTCTTCTTATTGTGGACAAATGATTTTTTACCAATGTAAAATTTATTTGTCTCTAAATTGGTGATTTTATAAATAAAACCATAATCGTTCGTAGTAAAATCGTCCCGTAGTGGGACATATTCATATAACCAATTCATAAAACTATTTTTAAGTATCGTATTTGACAATAAATGTCATATCTGTATCTGATGATAATACTATTGGTTTACCTAATTTAGCTACCATTAATAAATCATTTTCATCATTATATAAACCAATTGTTGTAACATATGGTTGAAATACTGAACTAGTGACAAAACTACGTAATGAGCCACTAGTATAGCTACCCGTTACTAATGTTGGGTTGTAAGATAAGTTATAATCACTTTCACGTACTATACAACGTACTTCATTTTCATAAATGATATGTTCATTTTGAAATGATATACTAGCGGTAGAAGCAAATCCAACTAAAAAATTCTGATATGATGAGGATTGATTTGTAATTACTATCATTCCATGAGCATAAAATATATTTCCAACTAAAGTGGGGCCTACCCCTGGAGATGGATCATTAAAATAAGCTCCTGGGTTGAGGTATAAAGTATCAATATAATCATCCTCTAAATTAGTTACATCAAATAAATTACCATTTCCATCATCTCTTATTTTAACTAAAGATGAAGTCATTAATAAACTATGTGGTAATATTTTAGAACCATATATATCTTGATTAATGCTAATTAATGAAATAGTTTCATTAGCTCCTGTTGGAAATTGTTTAATTAATAAAGGATTAGTATTGTAATTAAAATAAGACGCTGTAGGACGATGTTGTGAAGCAGATTCATATGTGTTTACATTAAACATTAATGAACCTGTATCTAAACTAGCAGTATATGATTGGTAAAATAAATGATTAGCTAAGCTATATATTAGAGATTGATATTGACCATTTGTGGTAGTTGAATTACCTGAATTAAAAGGTTCATTAGTTCCCTTAAAAAAGAAAATATTATTGTCGTTTGGAGTAGCACTATAAGAAAAGTTCCATTGCTTGTTAGCATGGTAATTTACTGTCGTAACGTCCGCCTTGTTTAGTTTTTTGAATGATGACATGCATTAATAATCTAATTTTATTCTAATTAAGGCTTCTTTGGTAAAATCTTTTGTTAATGGCTTACTTAATTTAGCTACAGCTAATAACTCATTATTATCATTATACATACCAACTGTGGTAATGAATGTTTGTGGATTATTAATTAATGTAGTATATAATAAATTACCATTATCATCTATAATAGATGGATTTGATGTATAATTAAATTCACTATTTTTAATACGTGTAAAGAAATAACGTGATGAAATTACTTCTTCAGATTGCAATTTAAAAGTATCTCCACCATCAATTGAATTAAATAATTTATTTTGATTATACTGAGCTGAAGCGGTTGTTAGATTAGCTGGAGAAATATAACTTAATAATGAACCTGAGGCATTTAGTATAATGACTCCTAAATCAGGTAACATCATACCATAATATGTTGTAGTAGCACTACTAGTATATGGAGTTCCGCTACTACCACTAATAATATAATATATTCTGTTTTCACCAACAAAACGAGTTAATGATGTAGTATTACTATCATCAGTTAATTTAATTACATTACTTCCACTAACTAAAGTTAAATTAAGTGATCCAGGATGCAATGCTTGTTTATAACGAGCTCTAGCAATGTTAATTACATAAATTTGTTCAGCTGTTGTAGTACCACCATCAAAACTAAAATTAGTATTTTCAGTACCATAAACTAAATTTCTATATTGACCATATACAACACGTGAAGGAGAATATCCTCTTATAGAAGGATTAATTGGTAAAGAACCAGATCCAGCATAATGACCATATTGAATATCAAATTGAACTGTTGATCCTGTTGCAGTAGGTAAATTATCATATACATCTAAATAATATTCAGTATTATTACTAGAGGTATAATAATTAGCTAAATTATATTGATCACTACTCCATAATCCACGAACTACGGTTTCGGCACTTATTACTGAATCTTCTGTATTATATCTTGAAAATGACATATTCTATTTTAGTTTATTATATTGTTGATACTTTTGCGATGTTAATAGGAATAGTAATTCTAGCACCACTATCTCTACCAATTACAGTAAGTGTAGTAGATAAGGTTGATAATGAACTACCAAACAATGTATTAACTGTTGTAGCAGTTAATGTAAATGAGGTACCAACTGCTGATGTTGATAATACAGCTCCTGTTGTTGTATTTAAATCAGGTTGACCTGTAGTTGTGGTAGTGATACCAGTACCTTGGAATGATGATACTAACCTAATATCAGCGATTGTAGCTACATATCCATTAGCTTCAAATGTACTTGTAGCACCTAAATAATTTAATGTTTGTGGTGTTATAGTCAATGAAGCACCTTGTTTAAGTGTTATTGTATTATAACCTAAACTAACAACAGGTAGACGTGATGTACCACGTGGTAATGTTACCAATTTATAACGCATTATTTGTGTATCATTAGGAAATGCTTGAATTACAGGCATATTTTCAATTGCTTCACCATAATACGCTGAGCCTGATGGATGATTAGGATTATATAATGTATAATCTACTTCATCATCAGCTAAGGAAAATTGTGTGATTTGAAACGAACCATCGTTGCGCGCCAATAGTTCACGACCTTTTGTGGTTAAAACTGCGTCTACTGTTACTACTGTAGGATTTAATATTACCATTTTTTACTGTTTGTTGTATATACTATAAATATGTTAAAATTAGAAACCTCCACCTGTTAAATCACCTATTGTAATTGGAGCGGATTGATCAGATAATATTTTTTGTTTTACTTGTTTTGTTATTGTATCAATATTTGCTAATACATCTGGTGATAGATCATTTGGAATTAAAAATCCGTATGATGTTTGGCCAGAGCGTTTAGGAAAAACTAAATAAATATTAGTTTCGTCATCTATCCGTTTTAAAAATAGCATTTTTTCATAAGAATTATTATTGATATCACTTATAGCAAAAGTAGAAAACGTTTGATTTAATGTTATACGAGTTTGATTGTTAATTTTATGAATTTCTAATACTTTTGCTTCTACATAAGTACCATCCGAAAGATATACTAATATTATATCGTATGGGTTGAGAGTAAATTCATAATCTACATCACCATATTGTTCATAAAAACTACTAGTAGCTGAACCAGATAAGGGATTAGGAACAAACTGATATTGTCCTCCATATAAATTACTTAAAGTTGTACTAAGAGTTAATTCATTACCAGCTGAAGCAGAAACAAATTGACCTACAGCACAATTAATAATATTATATCCGGTAGCAAGAGCATTTGAATTAATTGATACAGATCCTGCTCCTAAAGAAGCTGTATAATTACTTGTACCAGTATAAATCTGTCTAAGTCTAATTTCTATTATATCTCCTGTAAGTAATTCTAAAGCAGGATCTGAGTAATTAAAAGTATAAGTAGCTGATCTTTGTGCCATAATTATAATTTATTTTAAGCGCATCCTAAATCTTGACAAGAATTATCAAAGTTTATATAAATAATACATCCTGATGCTAATGTTACAGAAGTTGAAGTTCCGCCTACTATAGTATATGTACTTCCTCCATCAATACTAATTTGTAAATAATAACCGGTAAGTGAAGTACCTCTATAATTACCTCTTTTATAATTAAAGCTACCATTAATTCCACAAGTTAATGGAGTTGTTCCACTTATTGAAACAGAAGATTGTCCTGGATTAAATATAGCAGGTGAGGAAAGGTGATAATCCTTTTGATTACTATTAGTAGTACAATCAACACCAAATCCAGTAACGTATCCTTTTACATATATTGCTTGTGAAAATAATGGATAAGTTAAACTATAAGTAAATCTACTAGCACCACCAGAAACTAACTCATATGTGTATGTTAAATAAGTTGATACTGGATCTCCTGATACAAAAGTATAAATTTGAGAAGATAATGTAGTAGGACTACCACCTCTTTTTCTTACTACTGTAAATTCCCAACTAGAAGATACTGCTGGGGATACAATTTCTGTTTGAATATTAAATGGAAGAGAAATAGATACATTATGGGATCCTACTTCTTGTACAGTATAAGATGCAGATGTAGAAGTAGAAGATCCTGATTTGAAGAAATCAGCTCCATCTGTTACATTATCAAATAAACTTGTCACATAACCACCTGAGAGAGCATAATGATTTGTTGTACTTCCTGCTATATAAGCATCAGGATTTCCACTATTTTTAGCTTTTGATAAAAACGAACCAGGATTACCTAAATTAGTAAAAGCTAGTTGAGGTGTTACAGCACAATCTCCTAAATATAAAACAGGTGTATATGTGTAGCCACTATCAAATATTAATTTTTTTCCATCAGTTGTTTTTTGATTACTAAATTTTTTATTATCAAATAATGATACTGATGCTAATTCGCCCAATGTAAATGTTCTTTGTAAATCCATCCAGTTTTTATTTAACTGGTTTAATTCGGTTAAGTTACCAAATTCATCTACAAAATATTTTAATGCTACTGTATTTCTTCCTGGTAGATAGGAACTACTTTGGATTTGGGTAAATAATCCTATTCTGCGAGTATTATGATCAATTGCTGCTGTCTTACCATAAGATAAATCTCCATCTTGAAGAGTTAATCCATCCGATCCTGTATATGAAGCTGAAGTATAGGTATTATATAATAAGCTGGTTACTTTACTTCCTTCATAACGAGATATATTATATGAACGTAATGTTAAATATGAATCCTGTAATTGAGCAGGATATGTTATACTGCCTGTAGTACCATAGATATATTCTATATCATTTCTGAATTGTGAAGTTATACTACTAGATACATTATTCATTAAAATATCAAAATCAGAATGATGAAATTGATTTTGATTAATTGAAAGATAAGCACCACAATCTCCTAATGAGGATGATGATACTGTGCCTGAATTTTCTTTAAGAATAGGATATATTGTGTTTATACACACATCTATATAAGTACCATTTCCATTAATTTGAGAGGATGAATATTGAGTTTGATAACAAGGTACAAAATAAACTGTTTGAGATGAATCTCCAGGATCTGTATTTTGAATTCTATATGTTTGACAAGTAGTATTAAAAGTGGTGGAAGGATTATTAGGATAAAGATAAGGATTATAATTAGCTTCATCAAATTGTTCTCCAATATCAATTAAACTACCACTTAATTCTCCATTATACCACGCTATTGAATCATTTGATGATGACAAAGCATTATAAAAATTACCATATTGAGCTGATATAGTTGAAGATGAATATTCGGCTGTTGGTACACTTTGTGTAGTACTTGTTGTTGGATTAGCGTATGATACTTTATTGCGCTCTAATACAGGTGAATTTATAGTAACACCTGTTGATAAACTTGCTCTTTCAGGAACAAAATCAGCCAACATTTTAAATAATGAATTATCAAAATATTGTATTAAACGAATAAATCCATTATAATTTAATAAAGAAGCAGTAAACGGAGCATACCCAGGAACACCAGTTTGATAATATAATTTACGTTGAGTATCTAAATCAGGATAAGATCCACTATATTGAGCCCTAGGATCACCAATATAATCATCTAAACTCCAAGTAGCATTATTAGAAGCAATAGCTCCTGAAGCATATGTATCAATTTGAGTTTGTGGTGAGAATGATATATCAACATAATGCATATCATTTTCTCTAAATTCAGCCGATGCTGTAGGGAATGTTTGTAAACTATGAAATGGTAATAATACACTTCCACTATAATAATAATTAGTTACAATAGAATTATCAATAATTCTTACTTTATCATTATTATATCCATTGATTAATTCTGCTTTATTTCCACCACCAAATTCTTTAACATTTAATATTGTAGTATTTCCTGTATCTACTAATGTAAAAGTTACATTTGCTGAAGGGACTGCTTGATAAGGATAAGCAGTATCAATCCATAGATAATTTGTAAAAGTTCCGCCTGCTGGGTTATAGGGAAATATATAAGTTACTCCTGTAGAAGAATCACCACAAGCTGTATAATCTATTTCTGTATCTTGAGAAGTATCTAAGCATACTACTTTATAAAGGGCACAAAGACTACCATTTGATGAATTGTATGGTTTACTAGGAATACCAAATACAGTCATAAGACTTTCTAACCCAGCAACTGTACCTTTTTGTTTTAATAATAAAGGTAAATTATGATAGATACGTTTATATAATTCCGATACTAAGTCTTTACGAGGAATATTATTTAAATAACTACCTGTTATAGTAGTATTATTATCCCAAACTGAACTGCCGGTATTAGATCCTATTAAATATTGATTAACATCTTCACCTGCTTGACTATTATATAATTTAAGACCTAATGATTGTAATTGATAATATACTAAATCTTTAGATATACCTACTTCTAAATTATTATTAGCAACATTTAAATCAGTAATAGATTTTAAATATATCCAAACATTATCAAAATACTGTCCAACCATATTTAAAAATGTTAAGAATGGTTGATTCTTACCATCATCTATTAAATAAGCTGGAAGAGCATATATTAAATTATTAACATTGTTTTTATCGTATAAAGAGGCTGAAAGAGAAAAGGTTGAATACCAATTATTTACAGCTACTGAACTAGTTGATAATAATTTATATGGTTTTAATGAACCTGATTTTGGGTAAGCATATGAACTAGATTCAAAATATAAATAAGATTCATATCCATCAAATTGAGATATAATATTATTAATACTGGATGAATATTGATTAATCTCTGTTATTAAATTAGGTGATGAAGCTGATAATGGAGTATAAGTACTTATTAAATTATTATAATCTTCAATTTGCTTAGCTTTATTATAAAAATTATATAAACGTTGTTCAACAGATCCAAAAAATGAAAAATTATTATAATCAGTATAATCTATATTAATATCAGCGCTTTGAGATGTTAATAATCCTAAAATTTGTTGATATGATGAATTTTGTAATGTTTCTAATCTAGATATTAATGTTTGATAATTAGTATAAGGAGTACCTATAGTTCCTATATTATTAAGATTAATATCAAAATTAGGACCTCTTAAAGTAGGGGGAGGTGGGGGAACTAATAATTTATCTAAATTAATTTCAAACTCATAAGGACTTACTTTTTCTTCAACAACCCATAATTGAGTTTTATCTTTAATATCAACTGGTAAAGGTTGATATAATTTAAATAAAATCTCATATCCTTCAGGTACTTTATTTAAAGCTACGTTAACAGCAACAATTTGTTTATCATTTCCAAAATTTAATAAATAATCAACATAATAATCAGTAGTATTATTTATTTCATTTATAAGAGAAATAGCGTATGTTTCTATTTCTTCATTAGTTAGTGTAATAGAAGCTAAACGTAATTCTGTTCTATCAGGAGATATTTCTTTAATAAATAAATCTGAATCAAAAACATTAGATATTCTATTATTAAAAAAATAATATTTTACTTTAAATTCTCCAGATGAATATCCTATATTTTGTAAATCTTTAACTGGGTCTATTTCGATAATAGGATATAATGAACTTGTAGATGGAGATAAAGTTGATACTACTCCAACGTTTTCTGTTTGAATATTACCTGTTGTATTAGGGGGAGTTGATGTTCCTGGTTTTAAAGGAGCATTAGAAGGTAATTTATAATCAATATAATTGTAATCAGTATTTAATAAATTCCCCTTAATATCATATATGTAATATTCAATATAATCATCTTTTCCCCCAAAATTTTCCTTTAATTCTTTAGAAGATAACAGATTTTTATCCTCTTCAGTATAACGCGAAACTACTGTAGTATTTAATATATCACCTACTATTTTTATATTATAAGCCATTATCTTGTTAATCCTGTTGTTTTATTTAAATCATTTAAAGCAGTTTGAGTATCCAATAGTTGTTGTCTTAATGATGTAATTTCATCTAATAAAGCTTGAATATCATCTTGATTAATAATTACTCCTAAATAATCTGCTTCTTTTTCTAAAATGTATCTATGTGAATTTGTATCTCCTTCTTTAGGAATTTGATAAAATAAACTTTCATATAATTGAAAAAAATCATCAATAGTAAAAACAGGTGTTTCAATTTCTTCAGAATCTGTTAAAAATTGACTAAATCGAGTATTAATTACTCTACTATAATTATTTTTATCAAATACCGTTTTTTCTATAGGAATTTGTGACATATATTATCTTATAACTTTAAAATAGTAATTATCATCTAGTACTAAGGTACTACCGTTTATAGTTGTTTTGATTAAAATTTGATAATAACGTTCTGGTTCTAAACCATTCATATAAACATCAAAATAATTACCAATTGAATCACAACTAATTTTGGTATATGTTGTATCGTAATCTACGACTATTTCTTCGGTATCCAAATCTTTTATTGAATAATATGAAGAAGTAGGTAATACTTTATTATTAAGATAAACTGATGATGTTGCAAAAGCTCTAGTAGGAAATTTATCCCTTACATTTATTCTAAAACGTTGTACAGAATCTTGTTGGTATTCACTTTGATTATTAGCTAATGTAGCTACAATACTTGGTGATGTTATAATAGATAATGAACCTGTGTTATATGTAAAATCATTCCATCTTATTTCTAAACATGGAGGATAAATTGTATGTGTATTACTTGAAAAATATTTTAAATCAAATTTAGAGGCAGTTGTAAATTCTATTGAACTACTGTATTTAAATATAAAACCATAATTAGATATGGTACTTCCTGACCAAGCAGCAACGGTATTTGTTACTTTTAATTCAATATCTAAAGAATTATTATGAATAAATGATTGAGTAGCTACATAACTTGAACCAGTATACCATAATCCACCACCAGCTACCCCACTACCTGTATATGATCCTGTAGTACCTGCAGGGAATGTGGTAAACCATGTACTTCCGCTTAGTTGATCTTTATATTTCCAACTAGCACCATTTGTTGTAATAGGAAAATTTGATATACGTCCTGTACCTATATTCCAATCTGTTGCTATTGGATGGCAATATATTGTATAATTTAAAGGAAGTTGAGAAGCATTAGCTAATGATAATTTTAAATAAGCATCATATGTAGCTCCGCTTACTTTATTAGTAATTACATCTATTATTTGATCTTGTGGAAATTTAATAAGAGGACGTGATACTTCATTAGTATTATCTGATGATAGTAATGTACTAAGTTCTAATATTTCATCTAATCCTGTATTTTGAGTAGGATAAGCTGAATATAATGTAGCTGATTTTTCAGGAAATATTTTATAAATTGCCATAATTACATAATTACTACATATAAATATGACAACCTATCATTTTTAGATTGTAAGAGGTACCACTCTACCCTGTATGTCAGTGTCAGGGTATCTTACTTCAAATATACTAGGATCCATTGAAGGATATATAATATTTTGTCTAGTAGCAGCAGTTATATCATAAGCATATTGAGAATATGTTAATCCTGTTGAATCTTGTTTATTTATTATTTCTATTTTACTTACAGATTGGACACCATCTACAGCTAATAATGTAGATAAAATATCAGATATTATTATAGGTTGATTAACAGTCCAATTATCTATATTAAAAAATGATTTTAATGCTACTATACAACTAGTGATAACATCATTATTATTAAATCCACTTTTAACACTAATATCAAAATTAAGACCTATATTAATATAAAATGCATCTTTAATATTTATAGCATCCGTAACCATTCTATATTGATTTATATAAGCTGCTAAATTTTCTTTTAATGTTATAGAAGCAGGGGTTAATTTTTTATCATTATTATATGCTAATATGTACATATCTAATGATAATGGATTACGTTCTTCAGTATATGCTACTGTTGGAGTAGGTATCATTTCTCTAGCTACATCTTGTGTAACATATACTTTAGATATAGAACCATAATCTGATGGTAATGATAATGCTCGTGATATATAATCTTCTCTGGTTACTGCACGTAATTGTGATTGGTAAGCATATAAAGCATTATTACGTAATTCTTCAATTTCATCTCCACCACGACCACCAACAGCAGGAGATGGATTTGAACATGCTAAACTAGCTTTTACTTGATCTGCTAAATTACCTGATATTCCTTGAGGGAAATAAGCAGTAGTAGAATCTATTTTAACAATGTTGTTTGAAGGTACATTTGATAAAATACCACCACCTACTAAGTATCTAATAGTAATATTACTACTTGGGGCTAAACCGTATTCTTGTGTAAAAAATGAAGTTGCTTTATTATAATTGTCTAATATATTAGATATACCAGGAACTAAACCTAATTTTAAAGTGTCTGGGGTTGGAAGAATTGTAGAGTCAGAAGCATTAGATAAACCAGCTCCAAATTCTAATTGTAATGAACTATCTGATAGAAATCTAGATACATAACGACGAGGAACTTTTTGGTAATTAATTAAATATGGTACTCCATCACTACTATATGATGGGTTTGTTTTTTTATTTAATATAGAAGATTGAGCTAAATAAGGGACTTCATACCATTTATTACCATCAGCATCAGTAGCATCTAATATTTGTAATATATTAGTATCAGTAATAGTAGCTATTGAAAATTTTTCAGATGTACTAAAATTTAAGGTAGTAGATTTTATTTCAGCTGATATAGCTTTTACTGATTTTTTAAGTAGAAAATAGGAGCTGTTATAATATGATACTTCAGTATTAGTAGTATCACTAAAATCTACTTTCTCAATAGTTAAAAATTTAATAGCATTAGAAGTAGAAGTTAATGTTGTATTTTCAGGAATTACTAAAGCATAATTATAATCAGGATTACTTACTCCTGCTGTTGGTATAGAAGGTATTAATTGAAATATATCTACTATAGCAGTAGCAGCATAAGATGTTTTAGGTCTGTATCCTAAGGTATAAGATAAAGCATATAAATTTTCTTTTTCCTTAGCATATAATAAAAATGTTTCTTGAATCTGAGTATCAGTATAAAATGAAGCTACATCACCTATATAAGATGCCAAGTCAATAAATAATGCTCCAGGATTTGCATCTGAAAAATCATTATACGTATTAGGGAAATATGTTTTGGTGTAATTTATAAGATTATTCTTAAAATCACCAAAAGTTTTATTTAAATATGATACTCTATTTGTTGCCATTTTTTATATAAATTCTACTGTTATTTGATCTGAATTACCTGATAGCTTTAAGTTGTATGAAACTGTAATTGATATTGAATTAGTATCAGGATCAGAATTAATATCTACTATTACATTATCTATTTGTGGAATAAAAGCAGTAATATCTCTTATTATTATATTACTAATAATATTCTTTGCTTCTTGTTGGGTATTTAAAGGAAGCTGTTCAAATACTATTTTTTTTAAATCTGAACCAAATTCAGGATTAAATACTCTTTCTCCCTTTGCTGTTAATAATAAATTAATTAAATTAGATTTAATTTGTTCCTGAGTACTATAAGTACTATTAAAAGGACCCATTTCACCATCAAAAGGAAGAGATACCCCAATTGCAATATTTTTTTGCAAATCTAAGGGATTAATTCGTATTGTTTGAGGTATAGGCATATTACATATCTAAATTTCTCAACCCTGATTTATCCATTGGTGTCATATTAACTGCGGAATCATTGATAAATGCTAAGTATGGATTAACTTTTTCACCTGTAGTTTCATTAACAGCATCAATGACTTTTAAATCAGTACGTTGAGGTTGTTGAAAACCAAATTCAGCTCCCATTTTAGCCATTAATGAACTACGTACATCCCCGGGTAATGGAGCTACATCGGCACTAGTAAAATTAAATGATTTATTTTCACGTAGTGATTGTTTGTTTTGTTTAGATAATGCTTCATTAATAATTTCAGGTAATTCTTCATGAATAGCCTCAATTACTGCTTCTCTAATAAGTTTTTTGAATAATTTTACATTCATATAAATAAATATTTAAGCTATTAAATTTTGTTGATCTATTACTATTTTTAATTGTTCTATTAAATCATTTGGATCTAATGTAAATGAATAATCACTTTTAATTACTTCTACATTATTGGTATTAATAGCCACGGCATAGTGGCGTTTATATCCTTTAACTATAAATTTAGGATCATTTTCTTCACGTATAGCAAATTTAAAATCTTTATAAGTAACAGGAATACTATTAATTTGATATATTCCTATTGGAATAGTAGATGGAGGTGTAGTAGAATTAGGGTTAGAATTAGATCCTAAATTAGTTAATAATACTGAACCCTGATTGCTTACTGCTGCTTTATCTAATTTTCCATTTATATCTAATAATTGAGATTTAAGATCTTCTAAAATAGCAATAGCACTCTGAAGTATATTTAATGTTACTGGTATTAGTGAACTTAACATTAGGAGTATACGATTTGCTTTATCTAGTATTTTAACAAATTTCATTATTAAATTAACAGGAATACCTATACCTGGTGGTACTGCTGTTGGAATAGGAATAGAAGATATTATAGATACAATTAAACTAAAAATATTAATATATACTGATATTCTATTTATTGTTTCTGCTACTTTTTGTATTTTAGTTTCATTATCATTTATTATTTTAATAGCATTATCCCTAGCTATTTTAGCATTAGATAATTTCAGAGGATTTCCTGATTGGTTAGCGTCAGTTATTATAGCATTAGTAGTATCTACTAATTTTTTTATTTTATCATTTTGAGCTACAATTTCAGCTATTTTATTAGTAATAAGAAGAGTTAAAATAGGACCAAGAGTTTTTTTTACATTTTGTAAAACTGCTTTTGTTTTTTCTTTTCTAGCTTTTGTTTTTTCTGCTTGAGTTCTACTTTTACGTTTTACTCTTGCCTCTTTACGTTTATTATTTTTTTCTTTTATATCTTTAAAAGGATCTTTTAAATAAGTATCTAAATCTTTTTTATTTTTATCTTTCTTTTCTTGTAAAATTTTCTTTGCTTCTTCATAATTTTTATTCTCAGCTTCAACTGCTTTTTGATATTCCTCATCACTTAATTCAGGTGGAATATCTTGTACTACTCCATTTACATATTGTTTTTTAGGAGTATGTCTTAATTCTAATTTAGCAAGAGTTAATTGATGATTAACATCTAATTCAATTCCTTGTTTAATTAATTCTGCTTTTTCTTTAAGTAATTTAGCTAAAGTAGATTCAGATGCAGCTTGAATAATAGTAAACTTAGCAGTATCTTTTAATTGATCACCAAAAGCTTTAGGATTTTCTTTTAATGATTGTAATGTTGCTATAGTACCTGGATTGATTAGGGATGCTACATTAAATCCTGAAGAAACATTTGAACTAGAAGAAACTTGGGATTGAGGGTTAGCTGTACTATATACAGTAACTCCTGGAATAGTTTGAACTGATCCCGTATTTTGATTATTTATAGCTGGTATTTGATCAGGCATTATATAGTATATACTTTTTCAGAAGTTATTGTTGATAATTTATCTATTAATCCAGAAACATCATTAAATAATTGTTCACCTCCCAGATTACAATTAGGTATAGCTACGGCTCCTTCTGGAGTAGGTACAGTAGCTGATGATAAAAATCCAGCTAATGTTGTTAAAGCATTAAGCATTTCTAATAATAAATCATGTGTTTTTCCTCCTAATAAAACAGGTTCAGAAGGAATAACTCCATTATTACCTGTTCCTAATAATATTTTAGAATTTTTATTTTTATAATCTATATTAAGATGAATTAATTCACCTGCATTTAGATTAATTATATTGTCTGTACTTAATTCTATATTAGATTTAGAAAATAATAATATTTCATCTTTTCTAGAATTAAAAGTAATTCTGTCACTATTTAATATTATCTGAGGGTTAGTATAATTTTTAGGATCTACAGAAGTATTAAAAGGATTTTTAATAAGAGCACCCGGAATTAAAGGTAATTTTTGGGTAGAAGTCATGTATATAGATGACTTTTCTTTATTTATTTCTTCAATATTAGGAGTTGCTTCTGATGGTTTTGATGTGACATATCCATTTACTATTATAGTAATAGGATCTCCATCATTACCTATACTACTCCATTCATTAGTGGTAGAAAAATTTTTAACAGTAGTACCAAATCTAATCCCATTTCCTTTTCTTCCTTGTATTATAACATCACCTTCAAAAGGAGTTAAATTTCTTATATCAACACTTTCAACAAATGTTTTTCCTAAAAATTTACCAAAAGGAGAATTTTGTTGAATATTATTCCAAACATTCAAAACATTAACATAATATTTCTGAAATGCTTGGTTTGTTACTTGGCTAACAGGGGAAGGTCCATCTATTAAAAATACCAATTCACCTACTAAAGGATATTTTTTAAAATTAGAATCTAAAGGAGTTGCTATTTGACAATCTTCTATTCTTACATTTTCATAGTATTTTGATTGGTCATATGGTAGATAAAATATTGTTCCTATTCCATTCCATCCTTTATTTTTTTCAAATAATTCTTTTGTAGGAGTATCTTTAGTAGTTATAACACCAAAAACTTTACCTATTTGAGGTCTAGAACCACCACCACCACCACTATTTTTATTGGCTGATGATACTATACTACTTAGGTTAGTTTTTATCTTCATTTATTCTCAATTTGATGCTGGATAGTCTCTGTTTGTTGTATTAATTTTTGTCCCTCTACTTGAACAGCACGTTGTTCTTCAAGTAATTGTTGAATTTCATCCGGATTGATAAAATCTGTTACTGGATTTGGATTAGATGTAGCAGCTCGTTGGGCAATACCTGCCATTTTAATTAATTGTTCATTATTTTTTACATTAACATCAATTAAATCTTTAACAGTAGGCATAAGCATCACTGCAGAACCGGCATTAGATGATGCAAGTGGTTTAAGAGCATCAATGAGTTCATTAATCTGTTTATCAGTATCCTTATTATTACGGTGAATTTGTTTAAATATATCGGATAATGACGTACTACCAAATAGAGTTATGTCGTCAAAGTTAGCCATAGCTTATGTTTATTAATAAATATGTATACTTAGATCTTTATATACCCGTGCTGATAGTATTCATTGAATAGACGTGTACGTAATACATCTAATTTTTTAGTAATTTTAGTAATATGTGGGGTTGATGTATCCGTCATTTCACGAATATAAATGTATAGTGCTTTTTTATTAAATATTTCTAACGTTTCACGTTTACGAAATAATTCTAATATAGCATCTGCAGTACGAGCATCATTTGTTTTGGGAAATAAATTATAAAGATGTTTATCAATATATCTTATATATTGATCAATAAAAGTATCTGGATTGATTTGTTCATCTGCTTCTCTAAGAGTTTCATATAAAATTCCTTTATCTTCATCTATTTCTTCTATTGTAGCTTTCTCTTGTAATTTTTTATAATTATTATTATTATAAACTATAAGATAACGTTTAGCAATAGTACCGAAATAAGAGAATGCTTTACCTTTAGATTGGTCGTATAGATGGAGTTTTTCAAGTAAAAATGTTACAACCTCATGTTTTAATTCTTCAACTGTATCTGAATCAGTATAATAGAATTTAAATGTATGAATAATATTTTCAGCCAATTTATAAAAGGCATATTCAATGCGATCCTGGTAGAGACGATTACGGAAATCCTGATCTGTAGATGCTAGATATTCCATAATAGCCTCTTCAGTATCAGTAGTAAAGTAAATACGAGGTTCTTTAGGTTTGCGTTTACGCGGTTGGCCTCGTTTATTAAGTGCAATAGATTTATCCTCTAAAAATATATCGAGGTTATCTTCTTCGTAGTAAGTTGACATAATGATATTTAATGTTTATCAATAATATAATAACAGAAAATATCGAAACCAAACTAGTTTTTACGAGTATTAAATTGATTTAAAACTTCTTGTATTTCCTTTAAGTTTTGGAAAAAAGTACCAACTTCATCATCTGCTTCAAAAGCCCCACGAGTATCTAATTGTCTAATACTATTATTTGAATTTTCAATTATAATACTAATAGCATCAATATACTGTTGTTGATCATTAATAATTTTCTCTAATTTATTATTTTTTCTAATTATTAAATAACCTGCAATACCGATTACTTCAATAATATGAACTAATATAACCCATAAAACTGTTTGCATAAATTATTATTGTGGTCTAAATTGTTGTTCAAACTCATCTGATTCGATAGAAATCATTTCACGAGTTGATTCAATTTGTTCTTTTAATGTTGTAAGAGTTTCTAATGATTCATCTCTATCAACATTTCTATTTAATTGAACCGCTAAACGATTAACTAATGAATCTGCTTGATTTAATTTTTCTAACACATTGTTTTTGTATCTCATAATATATATTTACATATAAATATACGAACCTCCCCGTTCCCTTATTCCTTTTATCTTTTTCCTTTCCCCATCCAACCTTTCAAACCGCTCGTAGGATGAAGTTACGGAAAAAATTTTATAATTCCAAAGAAAAAAGGGCAACTCTTATAGAGTCACCCTTTATATTATAAAGTAAAAATTAATTAATTATCACCAAATTCTTGCATCTTATCAACCAATCCTCTCATTACACCTGCTTTAATTTCTTCATCAGTATAAGGTTTTCCAGTTTTAGGGTTTGTTTGACCTTGTAGTTGTTTTTTAGCTGCAGATAAACTTGATTTAATAGCAGCAAAAGCAGCTGCCATACCTGGTAAAGTAACACCTAATGCAGGGCCTAAAATATCCCAGTTAATTTCATTTAATGGAGATTTTTTTTCTTTTTTTTCTCCCTTCATTGCTGCCAATTCTTCGCGAATTATTTCTGCTAATTGACTTTTAGTTAAATTTGCCATTTCTTTAAGTTTGTTTATTTTTGGACTTTGTTTTAAAATTGTTTTTACAATACTATCTGTAATAGGGTCAGTTGTTAAAAATTCAAAATATCCTTTAAGTTTATTATCTATAATTTTATAACTGTCGACTTCAATTCCTTGCTTGTCTAAACGGTTTATAAAAGCAGCTTTATCTTCAAGTTTTATTTTGTAATCACTCATGACTATTAATAAATATATACAAAATAATATTCCCTAACTATTTTTTAGCAGCTTCCTCCATTTTAATATCAAAAGTAGCCTTAACCAAGTCCATATACATGTATTGAATAATAGTAAAAGAAATAACATTAATAGCATCCATCTTTCCTGCTAATAAAATACATCCCAACTGAATTGAAGCAATAATAATACCACCAATTAGCATTAAAATATTTCTTTTTGTTTTTAAATTTTTCATGACTTTAAGTTTTAATTATTTATCAAATCATTTACATCATGAAGATACAAGCAGAATTCTGCCCTCCAACATCTATTAATAAATATTGGAAGGTTACTTGCCGCTATGGTCCCACATCGCAGTAGAATACTTATATCCCAGTTCCTCAATGACGCGTTGTGCAGTATGCGAATCAATAGCAAACATTTCGCGGTGTGTATTGACGCGACAATCTTTTAAATGTTCATGTATTTCCTCTTCCAACAAATCAGAGCGATAACAAGCATACGAAAATACAGATATCCAAGGCGTAGGAACGCCTGTCGCCGCGGAAACTTGACGAGCACGTTCATCAGGTGTAGATTTAGTCATACCAATCTTAACCATATTAGGTACGCTTTTGTTAACGAGCACATACACATACTCAGATGCTCTAACAGCGCCAGAAGGGTCTAAAACAGCGTTAGCTAAATAAACTACGGACTCCCATCCGTCTTCTTCTTTAATCAAAGTAAACGCATCAGCTTTGCGAGTTTGATGCGGTTTTAACTTAATATAATAATGTGATTCATCTGGAGTGACATGTTTCATGCTCATAACTTATTATTTATCCGTTAAATGATGATGTGGGACCATTCCATGATGAAGATAGCTGGGTATTAGGGCTAACTGTTGCGCCACTCAATATAGCAGTATCCCATTGTTCCAGTGTCATACCGTATTTGCGCGCTTGTTCTTCGCGTAAACGCGTAGCATAGTCATTGAATGCTTCCTTTGTTAGTAATATATCTAATGGTTTCATTATTTTGAATGTTTAGGTAGGAGAGTCCAATCATTTTTGGTTTTTTCACACTTCTCGCATTGGTATAATGAGAATATTCCGTAAACATATAGATTATTCCATTTGTGTTTGCAAAAATATTGCTTAATTTTCTTTAACATATACATATATTTTATCTTGGGCCTGTTTCCCATGTTGTTAATGTTGTATTGTTTGATTTGTCGATTAGTTTTTGTATTTCATCTACATTTTCCATTACGTGCCATAAACCACTACCCATCATATATATTGTTGTTTTAGCTTCGTATGGATTAAGTGAATTAAGTACTTCCATTGCTGTTATTAGCATCGGCTGTATACGTATTTCTACGTTTGATGGTTTGGTTAGTGTTATAAATTTATTCATATATTATTTATGTCTTTTAAGAATATACCTATCATTGATAGCAATTGTTAATTCCCAGCCATCTTTACCTAATTCACTTAGTTGTTTAGCATCCTCTTCATGACTGTGAATTATATTAATACTAAGATATTCATACTTATCTTTATGTTTATCTGGAATAAATAGTGGTATTGATGTAGTTTGATTTGGTTTACTTACATCAAGCGGTACTTGTATTTTAAGGTTTTTAACCCTATATACAATATATAATAAAACTAAAAAACCAACATACATGAATATTTGGCTTAATATTAATACTATTTTCTCCATTTAACTTTTGTTTTATAAATTAACCCAAAATTCAATATATAAAAGAATAATGTGTATCTGTAACCTCTTGTATCGTTACCAATTTTCATTAGATTTATCTCTATTAGATTAAATCCTGGTTTGTTCCATCTGTTTTGAAATTCTATGTTCATATTTTATTTATTTCTTTACGTACATCTAACCAATAATTTAATTCTTTATTGGGTGTTTTATGTTCATGCCAATCAATAGCATCAATTATTTCATCCACTGCTATTAAAGCACATTTCTTTCCTTCTTCCCATCTATCATTAATATTACATGGACCGGTAAAACCACCATTGTTTGGTAGTGAAAAGTAGAATCTATGTACTAATTGTTTTGCTTTGTCTGCTGGTGTCATATAGTGAATATAAGTATATAGTCCTGCCGTAGCAAAAAGGCGTTTAAGAGGAGATTTTGGGGTTTTGCAAAGTTATTACGAAGGGGTTATTTCGGAAATTGCGTTTGCGAATTGGAGTATATGTGTATATACTGTCGATGGTGTAGAGTTGTTTGCGTGTTGATAATACATATAGCTTTTTTTACGCCAACCACGCCCCATCGATGGACCGCGATTAGCGTGGGAGCAGA